TATGGGCATAACACAGTAGAACTAATAAAAAGTGATGGAACGAGAATAAACGCATACAACTGGATTGCTCCAGGAGTACGATTGAATGAATTTAGATTACAAATTGGACTGAATATACTAGATTATAGTGCAAATGCAGGCAGAGAAAGCGCCACAGTTATAATACGTTTCAGAGAAAGATATATAGGAATATAAAATAAAGGAAAGGGGTGAGAACGCATGGCAGGAGAGCGTTCTTTTTTCTTTGATGGTGACGATAAATTATACAATTCTAGTGATTTCGCTCAATTATTTGATATGTTTTTTGGGACTGGGGTCGTAAAAGGCTATATGGACGAGTTGAGTATGGGACCGTTGACTAACGGAATGAAAGTAGTTGTAAATAAAGGATGTGCTGTGATATGCGGCAGGGGATACATTATAGATGGAGTAAAGATTTTTACTCACGACCCAGCACATACTACGCTAGATCGTATAGATCGGATTATCTTACAGTTAAATCTTGCGACTAGATCGATTAATCTTATGATAAAAAAAGGTGCTATAGCAGATGTTCCAGTGCCACCAGCTTTACAGCAAGATGACATGAACAATGGTGGGATTATCTATGAATTACCGATTGCGCAAGTTCGAATTACCAAAGGCAAGGCTTATATAGATAGTACACAAATCACAGATGATCGTAGTTTTTGTGATTTACAAGGGCAAACAGGTTTATATGCAAAAAAACAATTAGGTGTAAAAATGGTACCTAATTATTTAAATTATTGGTCGGATATGATGGTGAGTGACTACAGAAATCCTCTTAGATACTGGGTAGATGGGTACGGAGTCTATCACGTAGAGGGAACTTGTGGCGGTGGAGTTTACGGAACAAATAAAGATATTTGCAAACTACCCGTTGGGCCCTCAAAAGCTCAGGGGGTATTTGCATGGGGTTCTGATGGGAAAGCGCAATTCTTATATTTACATCCAGACGGATCCTTACGATTTACAAGTATTTTTTCGGAGACAAGTACAGTAATTATACCGGAGTTTTGTTTCAGACCATCAAGATTGTAAGGGGGTAAAACATGATTATATATACACCAGAATTAGAAAAAATCGGAGAAATTAATGATTATGAGTCGCTGACTTTTAAGAGAGTTTGGGAAGATGTTGGGACGTTTGAGTTCGAAATTCCGAATGATGCGCAATATGCAATAGCTTTATTTGACGACAATTTCATTTTAATTGATGAAAAACGCGCGGGTATTATTACTAGCTATCATATTGATAAGAATGATATAAGAACCGTTAAGGGCTATCAGATTAAGGCAATATTGAGAAATCGAATTATTATACCACCTTCTCATACAACTCATGATAGAAGGTATGCTGAGGCTGAAACGGTTATGAAACATTATGTAGATAGACATGCTGTGTATCCGTCTGATTCCGCTCGACTGATACCAAATTTAGTTTTAAAAGCAAACCAGAAACGTGGTAATTATCTTCAAGTCGAAAGCCGTCTTAAAAATTTAGCAGAACAGCTAAAGGAAATTTCTTTGGCTTCTGGATTAGGTTGGGATGTTTATTTAGATGAAGAGGCAAGGCAATTTGTGTTTGATGTACAAGCAGGGAAAAATCTGACTAGGAATCAACAGACATATCCGCCAGTTATCTTTTCAACAAGTCTAGAAAATGTCTTGGAAAGAGAATTTGAAAAAGATACATCCAGTTATAAAAACACAGCGTATGTTGGTGGGCAGGGTGAAGGTGAGGATAGACGAATTGTTGAGACGTATACAGAAGCAGCAACTGGACTTGCTCGTAAAGAAGTGTTCATCGATGCTCGAGATATAAGTAATCAAACCGAAGATAAGCAAGAGAAACCTGAATCTGAAATTATAAAGATGCTTAAAGATCGTGGGAAACAAAAATTAGAAAATGAATTTAGTAAGATTGTTTCATTTGTTTCTTATGTCACTGAAAAACCTGGAATGGAATATGAAAAGGATTGGACACTTGGGGATATCGTAACATGTGAAGATGATAAAATCGGTGTTCAAATGGATGCTAGGGTTACAGATGTGGAAGAGGTGTATCAGAACAACAAACGGGAGTTAAAAGTAACATTTGGAACAACACGTTTGGATGTAAGAAAGCTATTGCAGCGTGAATTCGCACAAATAAATAACATTATTAGAAACTAAGACCATAGTATGGGTCTTTTTTATTTTGCATAAAGGAGTGATTTTATGACATTCAAGACCTATGAAATTAACGTAGATTTAGTACATGATACATCAACAACTTATTCCAACCACTTTTCTCAAAATGATAGAAACTCCGCTAAATTATTAGTAACAATAACAAATAAAGGTGCGGAGCTTGATTTAAGCCAAGCAAAATCGGTGCGGATGTCATTTAGAAAACCGGATGGAACTCGTGTATTCCAAAACGATTGCCAACCGATTAATGCAATGAAGGGGAAATATCAAATTGTATTAAAGACTCAAACTTTGGCTTCAGTTGGTAATGTAATTGCACAGATCCATATTGAGGAAGAGGATAGAATCCTTGATACACAAAAGTTCTTTTTTGTTGTAAATGATTCGTTGGCAAGTGATGAAGCAATTGAAAGTACAAATGAATTTACAATTATTCAAAAAGCAATTGAAGCAGGGGAGAAACTTGAAGGTGTAGATATTAACGGGATTATTGCAGCAGGTGCGAAAGCTGATGCGGCGTTACCTAAAGCAGGCGGTACGATGACAGGTGAAATTATCATTGATAGTGGTGCTCTTATGCGATTTAAAGGAGTTGGAACCGATCCGGATTGGGCTTTCCGTAGGGATGACGCGAATGATGGTTTCGTAATTGCTCCACGTAAGGCAGACAATTCTGACTGGGATTGGGCTAAACAGGTAGAATTCCGCCCAGATAACTTTATAGTTAACGGAAACACTAACCTCCTAAAGAAAACAGGCGGTATTGTAACAGGTGAGGTTAAGCTTGAAGGTTGGACTGCACAACTACATCTGGATGAGTGGGCACAATCCGTGAGAGTTGATCAGCCTACGGCTGATGCTAGTGCAAGAGGTTTTGATTATTATGAGAACAACGTGCGAAAAGGCGGTTTTGGTAGGTTTAGAGGAATCGGTACAGACCAAATGTATATCGGATGGGGCGAAGGTCCGTGGGATGAGAATACTAATCTAACAGTTGGTCCTAATAAATTCACTTATAAAAATAAACCTGTAGCTATGCGAGACAAAGACGGACGAGTAACGCTTACCTTGACAGCTGATGCAACTAACGTTAACCCAGACTATCCTGCTTTGGCTATTAGAAGGGGAAATACTGTAACCTTGAGAATGGAAATTAACAAGATTGGTGAAGGAACTACACTAACAACTTTGCCTGTAGATATGCGACCTACTGATCAGCAAGTGTTTACCTCCATATCTAACGATGGTACTACATCGTTGGCGGTATCTATCGGAATGGATGGCACAGTAACTACATTTACACAGAATAAACCTGTAAGGATTATCGCTACTTATGTAGTGGATTAAAAAGGAGGAAAACACATGGCTAAATATTACGGCTATTGTTATGATGCGAATGGAAAGTTTACGGAGATTATCCCTTTGGATGAGAAACCGATCTACGAGAAACAAACGTTTTACCGAGAAGAACAGAAAAAAGTCGTTACAGAAGAAAAGTTATGCACGCTTCACCAATCTATTGAGGACGGCACGTACCAGCCTGAGATTGACGATAAGACAGGTGAAGAGTTACCAGTAATCAGCAAATACGAATGTCCTGACTGTGTAATGCGTAGTGTGGAATATGAAACTATTCAAGTACCATATGAAGAGGAGGTTGTGGTCGGTTATGAGCCTGACATCCCTACTAATTGTACTTTAGAAGTTTGTCCTTGGTTAGCTTACGAGCCTGTATTCAAGGAAGGTAAGTGGGTGAAAACGGTTGAGCCAAAGATAGAAGAGCCGCAACCACAAGAACCGTCTGAATTAGAAAAAATTAAGAAACAGCAGGAATTAATGCAGCAAGTTATAGATGAAATGATTATACAAAATCCAACTCCAGATGAATTAGCAGAGTTAAAGAAACGCTTGATCCTTATGCAATCGGCGATTGATGATCTCATCATTTCTAATACTCCAGAAACACTAGAAGGAGGTAGTAACTAATGGCTGAATATATGGCACAACGTATTATTGATGAAGCTTTTACGTATACGTTTATTATTATCAAAATGAAGGCGTACAAGGAGCGTATTGATAAATACCTAACTGACAATGGAAGAGCTGATTTAATTACGGATAGCGTAGTAACGGCTTATTTAGTATAAAATACGGCTTTGATGAGAAAAAGAGAGACATCATCTCTCCTTTTCTTTAATATAGAAGGAGAATATCCGATTTATGAAGTTAATGAAATATATGAGGTGAATAGATGGAACAGTTTATTTCAATAATTATATTTTCTTTACCAGGAATTCTAGCATATTTTTGGTTACAATTATTTGGATTGAATCCAACTGTGAAACATACTCCCACTGAAATGCTGGGGCTTGTTGCGTTATTATGGGTTCCTATTACAGGATTAACACTTGCAACATATAACTTAACTGTTTTTATATTTGCGTCACCTAAGATTTATATTACAAACCTTAATGAAATAAGTGCTTTATCTATGAATCTTTCATTTTTACTGTTTTATGTATTATTCAGTGTATTCTATAGTTTTGTAACAGCGTATGCGTGGGGAAGATACTTTAATATGGTTGTTTTAAAATTAGTGAATAAAGTGAGAGTTCAACGTAAGGTGTCAGTACTTTCAGAAGAAACCAGTGTTTGGGATGCATTTTTTATTAGTTTAGAAAAAGAGGAAGAGCAGGCTCTAATTGTAGAAATGTATAAAATAGATAAACCTGACGAAAAAATATATGGAGCAGTAATAAGGACGTCCCGCCCTTACGAGACGGAACGATCTTTAGTTTTAGACCAATCGGAGCAATGGAAAAAATCTCATGAGTATTATCAATATCCAGTCAAACGAAGTTATGTAGACGTAAAATCTGGAATGATAGTGAATGAGTTAGACCATTTAAACCCACAAATCCCATTTAATCGCGAGGGGGAGGAGTAGGAGCCTCAAAGGTTGGTCTCTTTACGGAACTATCTGGTAATTTGATAGGTTGTCCAGATGGTTTTGAAGAACCTGACATGTTTTACACCCCCTTCCTTGAGGGATATATTCAATATTAAATGAATTTAATAAATAATTAAATATGTTTATTTGAATGAGAGAAGCTGATTAATTTGCTTCTCTTTTTATTTTGAGGAGATGATCAGTGTGAAACGAATAGTAGATCAAGTAATTTATGAAAAGCATGTTAGCCAAGAAAATAAAAACCTAGTCAAAGATTTTCTAATTGAAAAGAAAGCACAAGGAAAAGCGGCAAGCACTTTACAGCAATATCATTGGGATTTACGAATTATTTTGTTTCTAATACATGAACACTTCGAAAATAAAAATCTTATTGATTTAACCCGAAAGGATATCCGAAATTTATCTATTACTTTTCAGGATATGGGGATGTCTAATGCGCGTGTAAATGGATTGATGAGTGCTTTACGTTCAGCACTTGAATTTTGCGCAGATGATGATGACTATAATTATGAATTCAATGTAGGTTCGAGGGTGCGAGGTTTACCTAAGAATCCAATTAGAGAAATTACATTTATTACTGAGGATCAAATCAATTGGTTAATCGATGAGTTACTTGAACAAGAGAAATATATGCTAGCAACTTATTTAGCTCTTTCTTATTACAGTGCAGCTAGAAAAAATGAGGTTTACCAAGTTCGAAAAGAAGGACTGACAGAACAATATTATACAAATGTTGTCCGAGGGAAGCGCGGTAAAAAGTTTAGATTATACTACAATCCCCGAGTACAGAAATGTATTCGTTTATATATAAATCAACGAGGTAAAGATGCTATTCCAGATTTGTTTGTAAGAGTTTATAAGAATGGTGAACGAAAAACGTTAAATAAGAGCGTATTTAATTATTGGTGCAAAATATTTGCTAAGATGCTATACGAAAAAGAAGGTAAGGAATATAAAATTAATCCTCACTGTTTCCGTCATAGCAGATTAGATAATTTAAAAGTGCAAGGTGTACCACTAGAAAAATTAAAATCACTTGCAAATCATTCGGATATTTCAACAACACAATCCTATTTAAAAGATAGGAGCGAGGAAGATATTGCAGATATTTTCGGAATGGATCCGAGTTGCTTTGCAGCGTAAAGAAGCATAATTTGGCTTCTTTTTATTTTGAAATGAGGTGATTGAAGTGGATGGACTACAAGAAGTAAGAAGTGATGTTCAAGAAATCAAGCAAGATATCAAGGACATTCGTTTAGAAATTAAAAGCTTAGAAATACGAACAACTGGTAACGAAAAAGACATTATCAATATTAACAAACAGCTAGATAAAATCAGTGCCAATACTACTTGGATCTTACGACTTATTGTAGGGGGAATTATTGGCGGAATTCTCACTTTCTTAATGAAAGGAGGTGGCATGTAATGGTTAGTTTAGCTGTAATGATTGGAATTGTAGTTGGTCTTTCCCAGATTGTAAAAACAATTGGATTACAAACAAAATATATTCCGTTATTAAACTTAACGCTTGGCATTGTGCTAGGCGTTTTATTTTTGGGCGGAGATATCAAAACAAATGTGTTTCAAGGAATCATCATTGGTCTATCAGCAAGTGGATTATTTGACCATACAAAAATTATGAAAAAGGATGCTGATGTGAAATGAAAAAGACATTTAAACATATTTCTTCTGTAATCTTTACTGTTATTTTAGTTTTATCTGTCGCAACAAGTGCTTTTGCTGATAGAACGCTTATTATTCCTGATTTACCTAAACAACCATACCGTAATGGTGTTGGTGTGTATGAAGGCGTTGTGGCGCATAGTACAGCAACTCCAGAAGCGCCAGCTATTAATATTCAAAAATATGAGTCTCGTACATGGCGTTCAGCATTCGTCCATTACGCCGTTGATTGGAATGAAACAATCCAAATTGCTGATACGAAATACATTGCTTATGGAGCTGGACCAGGGGCGAATAAACGATTTGTTCATGTGGAGTTATGTGAAACAAGAGATTATGAAAAATTCAAACGTAGCTATGATAAATACGTGAAATTATTGGCTAAAATCCTTCGTGACCGTGGAATATCAGTAGAAAAAGGATTGTGGACTCACTACGATGTGACGAAATATCTTGGCGGTACAGATCATGAAGACCCACTTGATTACTTAAAGTCTCATGGTGTATCAGAAGCTCAATTCCGCGCTGATGTACAACGAGCATACAATAACTCTAATGTTGAAGTTTCTATTCCTGAGAAGCCATCTAAACCAGCGGAGGTTCCAACGGCTGTAACAGATGGTATTGCTTATATTGAAGGTTACAACGTTAACTTACGTAAAGGACCTGGTACAAGCTATTCTAAGATTCGACAGTTAAACAAACCAGAAGCTTATGTTGTATGGGCTGAAAAAGATGGTTGGTTAAACCTTGGCGGTGAACAATGGGTTAAAAATGATCCATCTTATGTGAAATTTAGCAAGAAAAGTACAGTGGATTCCTCTATTGTAGGTAAACGCGTTGTTTCTAAAGTTAATAATCTACGATTCTATGATGCTCCATCTTGGCATGATAAAGATGTTGCTGGTTCTGTAGATGCAGGTTTAGGTTTTACAATTGACGCAAAAATAAACGTAAATGGATCCCCGCAATATAAAGTACACAATAGTAAAGGTAAAACGTACTATATTACTGCAAGTGAAGCCTACTTGTACGTGAAGTGATTTTTATAAAAGAATAGTTTGATGAATAAAATAAGAGCTGTCTTTCTGACAGCTCTTATTTCTGTATTAATATTGAATTTTAAAATTAAATGGCTTCATTTCTAATTCGTAATTTTCACTTGAACCTTCAAGAGATATTTGAATCTCTCCTTTATCTACAGGTAATTTTGGGAATGCTAATGTAGCATCGGCTGTAACTCCAGGCATTAGATCGTTTGGTATTTTAGGATATTTAGCTTCGTAGTTATCTGTACGTTCAAATTGTTGACCATTTACTACTAAATTTGACTTGAATTCGTAGAAATTAAACTTAGCAGCGGCCTCATTTTTTATTGAGAATAATACTCTTGTCTCGTTATCGGCGATTTCAATTTTTTTGATTGAAATTTTGTAACCATTTTGATTTTGTTCTTGATTGACTTCGATTGTTTTCTTCGCAGGAGCAAAAGCAGTTGCATAATCAGACTTCTCAATACTAGAAGCAAGAATTAATGGTGTTTTTAATGTTGCTCCAAATCCATTTTTTCCTTCGAAAGTATCTTTAACTTCACCTTTTATATGTATAATATCTTCGACTTGTACATCAATTTTAGTATCTTTAATACCAATTATAGTATTCATACTGTTGTTAGGGCCAGCCCATCCTTGTATGTATGTTCCGTCTTTGTCTCTTTCAGGTTGAACAAATACTTTAGCATAAAAATCAACTTTTTTCCCTTTATATTCTTTTGGGTTTGAGTACATTTTCTCAAATTCTTCTTTAGTTAAAACTTTTTCAGATTGAGTTTTTTGTGTTTCTGTACCTTTTCCTTTAGATGTTTCTTCTTTTGATGTCGTTTCTTTTGAACAAGCGGAACCTAAAATAATTAATCCACAAACTAAAGATAATAATAATTTCTTCACAGTGTGTCCTCCCAAATAATGTTTTAAAATTACAATATATAGTATATCAAAAAACGCGTTCTTTGTTGGTCAAAATGTAAGATTTTTTAATGATACGCAGATTATTCTTTTTTTGTATCTTCTATCCATATATCTTCTACTCGCACATCAAGGACTTTAGCGATTCTAATCGCAACTAAAAGTGTTGGTGATCCTCCTTGAAGCAAGTTGGTCATTGTAGAATTAGCTATACCAACTTTTTTAGCTACAAATCCGTAACGTAATCCTTTTTCATCTACAATTTGTTTTAAATTGCTACGTAACAAATTCCCACCCCCTATATGTATATTCTTGTGAAATCATTTTTGTCCTTTTAAAAAATAAATTTAAGATGGACAGGCAATGTATTTCATTCTAGTTCATATACCTATATCAAGACCACGAGGAATACCAAGTGGAACTAAGGACATCTAGAGAGGGAGAGGATTACATGCGTTGGCAGTATAACCACTTGAATACAACTCCATATTTACATCCTTCAAAAGAATTACGTCAAATGTATAACGAATCCAAATCAAGACTAGAAACGGAATCAATTATGAATCACATGAAAAATCATGAAGTGTTTAATAACAAGGAGTATAAAAGGTATTTCAGTTTATCCCAGGTTATTGAAGAGGATCTATACGGTGAGGAAGAAGACATTTTAAATTGGGAAACTTTAATGGACTGTTATGATGCAGTCCTTACAAGAAAAGGTATTGTATTCCGTGAAAAAGAGGAGGAATAAACATGACTCTTGCAGGAGAAGCGGTAATTGTTTGGACAGCAACCGGGTTGTCAGTAATTGCTATGAAGGCAGCAAAAAAAATGGGGAGAAGTGTTCCATATTGGCTTCCACGTGTAACCTTGTATACAACACTTACAGGCTCGTTTCTATACCTTCTACGTTATGTTCTAGTTGCGTTTCTATGAAGGAATACAATGTGGAAGATTTGGACATTAGGAAGGGTATAAGAAAAGGCCCGTCCCGTTATATTCCAAAAGAGTGCAACTATATCCTATAAGGATATATTAGGAGTGATTTGATATGTTGGAATTATTGGTGATTCCTACGGCAGCACTTACCTATGCCTTAGTAAGTGATAAGTTTAAAAGTAAAAACGATGATAGAAAGAAGATACAAGTGTTTTTTGAAGTAAGTGGAATTGCAATTAAGAAGGATGAGAAATTACATTATCCAGTCTTTCTTGAACGAAAAGAAGATGATCGTAGTACGACTTATGTATATAAATTACCATTAGGGATGCCATCGAAATTAATACAAAAAGTTGAGGACGTTGTTAGTGAAGGACTTAATAAACCTGTACGTATCAAATACAATAATTACAAATTGATGATTCGTGTTTTTCATAAAGATATACCGGAGAAGTGGGGATGGACTGAAAATTTAGTGGGAAAAGGTAGATGGCGTGTACCAATGGGGCAAAGTCTCGAAAGATTGATTTATCACGACTTTGATAAAACTCCTCATATGGTTTTAGGCGGTCTTACACGGATGGGGAAAACGGTGTTTTTGAAAGTACTACTTACTACCTTGATTGAGGCGAATCCGGAACATGCTCATGTGTATTTAATTGACTTAAAGGAAAAAGGATTGGAATTTAGCGAGTTTAGTAATTTGAAACAAGTGTCAGAAGTTGCTGATTCTGTAGAGAAAGCACATCATGTACTAAATAAAATTATGAAAAAAATTGAAGAGCGTGGAAAGTTTATGAAAAGTAATGGCTATAAAAATATAGTTGAAACAAAAGAAAGGGATCGATATTTCATTATTGTTGATGAAGGTGCAGTGCTTGCTCCAGCAAAAGGGTTACCGCGTCATGTTAACAAGATTCGGGAAGAGTGTCAGTATATGCTTAGTTATATAGCGACTGTATCGGGTGGCTTGGGTTTTCGTTTAATTTTGGCTACACAGTATCCTACGGTTACTTCAATACCATCAGTCGTAAAGCAAATGTCTGACGCTAAGTTAGGGTTCAGATTACCGACATACAAGGCGTCTGAGGTTGTCATTGATGAATCAGGATTAGAGACATTACCGTCGTTACCTGGTAGAGCTATTTATAAAACAGATCGATTAACAGAACTGCAGGTACCTTTTATTAGTGATAAGCAGATGTGGGCACATCTAAAACAATACGAGGTGAAGAAAGATGAACATCCAGACACATATCAAAATCAACCGTCAGATGACGATTCTGACCTCGATTAGAAAGTTGAAATTCGCAACCCGCAGGCATTTAATGGCGGTGCACGATATGGGTGGTATACGTAACGCAAATCGTATTTTGAAGGACCTCAGTCCATACGTAAATAACACAGTGTACCAAAAAGAGTACGTGTATTACTTAAATAAAAAGGGCCGTGAACTGTTCGATGATACAGAAAAGATTGTACCAAATAGTCGATTAGCTCACAGCCTTATGAGAAATGAAGCGTGGCTCTATCTGTTTTGTCCCGATGACTGGCAGATAGAAACACCTATACGTTATAAAATAGATGATAAAAAGCAGACAATTATTCCAGATGTAAAATTCCGAGATGAAGAAGGAATATTAAATGCTGTTGAGATAGATCGAACGCAGATGATGTATATAAACAGTGAGAAAATGAAAAGGTATGGTGAGTTTACAACATACTACAAAGATAAATATAAGGGGAAAATACCAATCGTTCATTTTTTTACAGTAACGGAATACAGACAAAAAACTTTAGAACAATTTGCAATAAAGAATGGCGTTTACGTGAAGGTGTATGTCGTCCCGGAATTTCAATAA